ATAACAGCAAGGGTAATATATGAATTTACTAGAGGGAGTGCATAATGGCTAAAAATGTAACTATGAAAAAAGGCGAAAGTATTATAAAATGCGTTGAAGACCATGTAGAACATTTTGAAAAAAATGGCTATAAGGTACATGATGAAAAGGCGGTTTCTAAAAAAGTCGAAAAACCTAAAGAAGAAAAGGAGTAAATAAATGGCTACACATCACGGAAAAGAAGGGGTTGTAACTATTGGGGGTACTACATTAGGTAATGCCACAGGGTTCACAGTAGATACTACCCATGACGTTGTTGAGGATACAGCACTAGGTAATTCAATGAAATCATATTTAGTTGGTAGGGGTACTTATACTTTTACTATTGATATGAACTTTGATGAAACCGATAGCGGTCAAACATCGTTAGTACAAGGAGCAGAACTAACTTTTGCTTTCTTGCCAGAAGGTAATGAATCTGGAGATAGAAAGTTTAGTGGTACTGGAATTGTTACTGGAATGTCTGTAGGCGTTACATTAGATGGTGTAACAACTAGAACTGTATCTGGTCAAGGGAATGGCGGTCTTACCATAGGCACAGTATAAGTAAATGGCAGATGAAAAGATTGACTACTTTGATGGTATTCGTGACCATTTTAGTCAGCTAGACACACAGATAATTGAAGTACCAGAATGGGGTTTAACTGGCGATAAGGCTATTTATACAAAGCCTTTTAATATGCTAGAGAAACAAAAGATATTCAAGGGTGCAACCAATACAGATTTGCTTGTACTCATTGACGTTATCATTGAAAAAGCCTTAACCAAAGATGGCGAAAAGATGTTTAACGCTACCCATATTCTAGCCTTCAAGACAAAAGCTGACACAAATGTAATTGCAGACGTTGCCACAAAGATAATGGGAACAGGAAATGAAAATATTGAGGATTATAAAAAAAACTAAAGAATGATGCAGAGTTACATAATATCTTTGGTTTAGCCGAAAAGCTTCACAAAACAGTTTCCGAAATCTTACAAATGTCTGTCGAAGAATTTAATATGTGGATTGCTTACTTTCAAATCCAACATGAGGAACGAGAACGACAAGAACGACTAGCAAAGGCAAGTAGATAAGTGGCAACAAAACAAGTAAATATAGACATCATAGCGAAGGATAAGACCAGACAGGCTATGAAGTCAGCGTCTACAGGTCTTGATAATTTAAAAAAATCGGTTTTTAGTTTACAAACTGCCCTCATAGGAATAGGTGGCTCATTAGTCGCTAAAAGTTTTCTTGATACCGCAAGGGAGACGGAAAGGCTACAAGTACGATTCAAGTTTCTATTTGATGATGTTAGAGAGGGTGAAAAAGCCTTTAGAGGTCTGACAGAGTTTGCAAGTAAAGTACCTTTCAGCCTAGAAGAAATACAAAGGGGTGCAGGTAATCTAGCGGTCGTTTCTCAAAGTGCAGAGGAAATGAATAGGTTACTGGCTATTACTGGCGATTTAGCGGTAGCATCTGGTTTAGATTTTCAAACAACAGCCGAACAATTACAAAGAGTATTTTCAAGTGGTATAAACTCCGCAGACCTTTTTAGGGAAAGAGGTGTGAGAGAAATGCTAGGCTTTGAAGCAGGTGTCGCAGTAAGTGCAGAAAAATCAAAGCAACACATAATAGATATTTTTGAAGAAGGTTCAAAATCCTTTGTCGGTGGTAGCCAAGTGATGGCAGACACTTTTGATGGTGTTATTTCTATGATTGGTGACAAAGTTAGGCTGTTCAAACAAGATGTAATGGATGCAGGACCATTTGAAGCGTTAAAAGCGTCAGCACAACTTTTAGATAACGCATTAGTCAAAAACTTTGGAAGTATAGAAAAATCTGCCGAAGCCATAGGGGAAGCAGTAGTAACAGCCACCATGAAAACTATTTTGTTTGGAGCGAGTGTCATTGATGCTTTTAGACCAACATTCGCTTTCATAGGGGGTTCGATTGTTAACTTAGTAAATTCAGTTAGAAGTTTACCTTCACCTATTCCAGAAATAGGTTTACTTGGTTTTTTAATGCTTGGAACGAAAGGAAAATTAGCGGTCACTGGAATAGCGATGGCAAAAAAAGAACTTGAGGAACTTCCAAAAACGGCAAGTCCTACCCTCGCATTGACTTTAAGGCTAGGCGAAATAATGGCAGGTTTAGCAGGTATTGAAATGTCAACGTCTATGAAAGAATTAAATGAAGCAACGAAAAAAACAGGTGAGAACGCAGAAACTAAGTTAGTAGAACCTTTTCAAGAATTCAAACTTCAATTAGATGAAACAATCCAAAGTGGCGGTGATTTAGAAAAAAAGGTAGCAGAAATATTCAAAAAAATTAACGAGCAAAGAGAAGCAACCAAAAAACTTAAAGAAGAAGAAACACTTAGGGCATCGGCAGTTGAAGCAGTCCAAACAGCTTTATCTCTGTCGCATGAAAAAACAACAAAAGCAATCGGAGATGAAACTAAGGCAACCATGACGCTTAAACAAGCTAGAGAAGAAGCAATGAAAGCTGTTCAAGATGCCTTATCAGCTTCAGCACTTCCGACTATGGATACAGGCTTATTCTCAAATTTTTCTAAAGGGTTCAAAGATGTTGCGGAGTCACAAAAACAAATGTTTACCCAAATGAGAGAGTTAGGTGCATCAACATTTGATGGATTAAAAAATTCACTCACAGATTTTGTAATGACAGGTAAACTAAGTTTTCAAGATTTAGGAACTTTTGTTGTTCGGTCAATGGTTGAAATGCTTGTTGGTGAAGCGATTAAGACCGCCATGAAAGGTTCGTTAGCTATGTTTAAGGCAGATGCCATCAAGAAAGCGTTTATAAGCTTGTATGAGGGTGCAATGAAGACTTTTGCTTCTATACCCTTCCCATTCAATATAGGTGCTGTAGGGGGTGCTTTAGCGTTTGGAGCAGGTCTTATAAATAAGATAAAAGGTTTTGAAAAAGGTGGTAGACCGCCAGTGGGTCAACCAAGTATTGTCGGTGAAAAAGGTGCAGAACTCTTTGTACCAGACCAAGCAGGGACAGTTGTACCAAACGACAAGCTAGGCATGAATAAAAACGTAACTGTGAATTTCAATATCAATACTGTAGATGCAAGGGGTTTCAACGAATTATTGGTAAATAGCAGGGGTGTTATAGTAAACCTTATCAATAGTGCTATGAACGAAAAGGGTAAAATGGCAGTCGTATGAGTGGAGCATTACCAAAAACAAATTTCACAGCTATCAATATCAAGAGCAACCAAAGGACTTTGTTTAGTGAAACAGATAGCGGAAAGACATTTAGAAGACAAGTGCAAGGTCAACGCTTTAGTTTTACTCTTTCATATCCTCCCATGACTAGGGCAGACTTTGCACCTGTGATGGCTTTTATAATGAAGCAGAGAAACAGAAAAGATAATTTTACAGTCACATTCCCAAGCTTTCTAAACGCACAGGGCAATGAAACAGGCACTTTGTTAGTAAATGGTGTTCATTCGGTTGCTGACACAACTATAGCTATAGATGGGTTTGCAGGGGATGGAGCAGGGCGATTAAAAGCAGGTGACTTTATTAAGTTTGCTCACGATAAGGTTTACATGGTCGTTGAAGATGCAACCAGTTCTAGTAATGCGTCAACAGTCACAATAGAACCACCCCTTAGAGAAGCACTAGCGGATAATAGTGCCGTCACCTATGATTCAGTGCCTTTTACAGTTCATCTAACAAGTGACATTCAAGAGTTTGCAACAGGGCAAAATGACAAGGATGGAAACTTATTATTTAATTATGAGTTTGATGTAATAGAGAGTTTGTAAATGGCTAGAGGTTTAACAAGTGCAGTAAAAACAGAACTAGCCACAGGAAATATAGACCCCATACTTTTAATTGAACTAGGTTTCGGAACTCCAGTATACCTAACAAATGCTAGTTTTGATATTTCATCTAGTGTTTCTGGAACATCAAGAACATATCAAGCAAACGGACATTTTAGAGGAATAACAGGGGTAAGCGAAACAAACGCACCTTCTAAAAATAGTCTTGTGGTTAATCTTTCTGGTGTTGACCAAACCTATATTTCAGTAGCACTTAACGAAAACATAATTAACGATAATGTCTTTATTTACAGGGGGTTTTTAGATGCAAACCTTGCACTAATATCTGACCCATTTCTTTTGTTTTATGGCACGATAGACGAATATAAAATTACGGATACTACAAAGTCAGCGAGCATCAATCTCACAGTTACGTCACATTGGGGTAACTTTTCAAAACAAAGTGGGCGAACAACGTCAGATACTTCACAAAAAAGATTTTTTAGTGGTGATAAAGGCATGGAATTTTCAGCTTTAACTGTAAGTGATATAAAGTGGGGTCGTGTATGAGTAGCATTCATTTATATCAAGCAGAAAAAAAAGATGTTGAAAGCGTTTATGATTTGCTAATCGAGTTCAAAGAATTTGATTTAAAAGACGCAGAATTGCCAGAAATAGACAGAGATAAATTATTAAATTGCATTAATGTAATACTAAAAAAAGGTAAGATAATCCTAGCAAAAGATTTAGATAAAAAAGAACTTATGGGATTATGTATGTTTCATAAATCAGAATATTGGTTTAGCAAACAACAACTTATGAATATTCATGTTCTTTATATTAGAAAAAATTATAGAAATTTTAAATTAGTAAAAACAATTATTGATTCTGTAAAAAACGTATCGGAGGGGTTGCCAATAACTATTTCTGTTACGTCTGGATTGCATATAGACCCTGTATTTGAAAAGCTAGGATTTCAAAACATGGGAAGTAATTGGAGATTGCTTTAGATGTGTGATTTAAGAGATATAACGGATGGCATAGGCGATTTTATAGGCGATGTCGTTGGGTTCGTTGAGGACGTTGTAGAAGTTGTCGTAGACGTAGTTGAAAACGTAGTTGGTTGGCTAATACCACAGCCAGAAATACCAGATTTTGGTGATGATTATGCGGAACAACAAGCACAGGGGATATTAGTCAATAAATTTAGGGCAAACGCTTCTATCCCTGTGGTATATGGCACAAGAAAAGTCGGTGGTAATGTTGTATTTTTAGAAACATCTGGAACAGATAATCAATATCTATATATGGCTTTGGTTCTTAGTGAAGGGGAAATAAACAGCGTAGAAACCTTATTTGTAAACGAAAACCAAGTTACTCTTAGTGGAGCATTGACCGATGGCACACAACGAACAGTAGCAAGTTCCGATTCAAACTTCTTTGCTGACTCTAGTCTGATTACAGTAGAAGCACATTTAGGAACAGACTCACAATCAGCATCAACCCTACTATCCACACTTACCTCATGGACTTCAAACCACAGATTACGAGGATTGGCATATCTTGCTCTAAGATTTGAATGGAACGCTGATAAGTTTGGGTCATTGCCTAAAGTCCAAGCAATTATAAAGGGTCGCAAGGTCTATAATCCAAATCTGGATAGCACAGTTACAGGGGGTAGTGGTAGCCATAGGGCAGATACAAGTTCAACATGGGAATATTCGGATAATCCAATCTTACAGCTATTAGACTATCTCAGAAACGATAGGTTTGGAATGGGTATCACAAACAGCTATTTCGATAGTAACTTTGCTGATTGGCAGACCGCCACAGATGTATGTGATACAAATATCACACCTTATAGCGGTGCAAGTCAAATAGACCTAATGGATAGCCATGCGGTGGTTGATACATCAGTAAAAGCTATAGATAACGTCAAAAACTTTGTAAGGGGGTCTAGGTCGTATCTAAACTTTTCTGGTGGTAAATATAATATATTGGTCGAAAGCACAGGGTCAGCGTCTATAACGCTTACAGAAGACAATATAATAGGCGGTATCACAGTTCAGAGTAAAAACAAGAATTCACGATATAACAGGGTGATTGTAAACTTTATAAACCCAGATAAAAATTATCAATCAGACACAGCACAGTTTCCACCAGTAGATGAAACAGGTTTAGCTTCCGCAGACCAACAC